GTAGCCGTTGACTGTCAGGTCATGCAGCACAAGTAAGTTAGCAGGAAGTTGATACGCAGCATCCCAGCTATCCAGCGGGGCATCGGTTCGACGAGAAAGTTGAGCCTGACCAGAAGCAAAACGCCAGCGATGGCGGGTAAGAAGATCACGAACTGTATCTTCATAAAGATTGCTGGCTACAATAGCTTCGGTTGTCCCGTCAGAAAAAGACGTAATCGGCTGAGCGCCAATCATAACTAACGCACGAGCGCAAATGTCTACATCGGTTACAGCCATTTATAATTCCTAGCAAATGGACTGAGCGCGTGGGACTACGCACCCAGCCCAAAGTTGGGGGAGAGTCACAGATCTCTCCCCACAATTGCTTACGTAGCAGTCACACCTTCTACAGCGGTAGTCGTGACAGTCGCGGCACCAGTAGCCGAAGTAACAGTCACAACATCCACCTTAGGAGTGCCACCAGTATCGCTAACGCAGATGATAACATCCCACTGCTTAAGGTTGTTAGTTACTCCATTGAAGTAACCAGAACCAACAATAGTAGCGATAGCATCTGTCGAGCGATAGATGTGAAGGCTCGTGGTACCACCAGTTGCCTTCCAAAGATTTGAAGCATTAAGTGCCATGATTAAATCTCCTTACGCTTCATATGCCTGAACTTCGTACACGCCGCGAGTATCGATCAACACCGCGCCCTGCGACATCATCGACGTAGCAAGGTGAGCTGCCTTCTCAGGAATGTAGTTCAGTTCAGTCGAAACTTCTGCACCCGAAGCAAGGCCGATAGCCGAACGGTGGTATGCAAAGTTCTTACGAATGTTGGAAGCCTTATCCAGACCAGAGAAGGTCATCCACATAAAGCCAAGCCAACGACGAGCAACCATGCCGCCCTTGTATGGAAGATCGTCTGCACCAACGAAGTCCGCGTCAGCGAACGCCGAGATACCCAACAGATCAGTCCAAGCAGTAGGCGAAACGACGAAGTAACGCTCACCATCTTCCGGCACATCATTGTCACCAAAAGCAGCGAATACAGTTTCAATTTTGGCTTGAGTCAAGCCATCAGTACCAGATTCAACAATGGTGTTGCTTGTGCCATCAAGAGCAGCGATGATCAATTCATCGGACTTACGGCCAACAGCCGCAGCAGCCGATTGAGTGATTACCATACGCTCGTCATGGTTAATCTTCAATTCGTCGAGTTTATCAATGTAATCAGCAGCGTAGTAATCACCGAGGGTGCATTCTACAGCAGTGTGATCAACTGACATTACAGGCACGTTGCCGTGACGCGATTTAGTACCAGCAACGCCAGTACCAACTTTTTGAAACGTGGTGGACGAACCCTTCACGTTACCCTTAAAACGCGTGGTGTTACGCAACTTTGAACCCATCCGCTGGTAAGCCATGTGGACTTCGGATTCAAACTGCTTAACAAACGCGTCGTTAATATCGAGAGCCATTTTAGCTACCTTTCATTAAGTGACGACAGTTTCAGTCGGTTATCCGCTCCTGTCCTGCATTCGGTTATCCTTGCGGGCCGATGGTAACTTTGCGGGCCTAACTGTCCAAATCAATTGAAATGAACAATACATCAATGGACTAATTGCTCATCCCAACTAATTTAGTGTATAGTCTGCCACTTTCTTCGTAACCAAGACGAACAAAGAAACTACCCGCAGCTTTAGGATTAGTGCCAGTAGTAATACCAACCCTAATTGCTGCGACCTCATTCATGATAGCCCACTCTTCTACAAATCGAACTAAACGAAGCGCGGCACTAGTCCCGCGATATTTAGGCTCAACGTAAAAAGATATGTCCTCAACAAAACGAGCATCCCCAAAAAAGGTGGGAACAATTGTTACTGCCAAGAAGCCAATGATCTTTTCGTTAAGCTCTGCAACTACGCAAAGCCAATCTGGATCATGAAGAAAGACTTCATAAAGTCTGGTTATTTTTTCTTCGCTAAAAGGATAGCAATTATAAAAAGGCGACTCCTCGTGCATTGCCTTGGCTAATTGCATAACCTCGGCAATGTCACTAGCTTTTAGCTTGCGGATCATGCGCTAAAAGATTTTTTAAAGAAGTCCTCTACCTGCTTAACAAAAGCAGGGTCACGATCAGCAGGATGCCAATAGCGACGATCCTGCATCATCTTTTCAACATCTGCACGAGTAACTTCTGGTGGCTTTTCAAAGGCAGCAGGATCTACATTCCCACTAGCCTTGAGCATATTGATGATCTGCTCAACAGCCTCAACACCAGAAGCTGTAGCGCAGGCATCTGCCAATGCCTCACGTTGCGATTCGCTGAAGGTATTGTTCATCCAAAGTGTTACGGCTTCGATACGAGCATCGGCATTCTCACCAAGTGCAGCCATCTCACGCTGATAAGATTCCTGAATACGAGCGACTTCGACTTCAGCATACTTGTTAATAGCAGTTTCAAACTGCTCTTGATTGTAGCCGCTTTCATGAGCAAAGTTGCGCCACCATTCAACAATAGGGCTGCCTGCAAGTTGCTCACTATCAAGATAGTCCGCTTCAGGCAGTTTGTAATCAGTAGGTGATTCTGGACGCGCACCAATCCGTTCAGCTTCAAACTCTTTAATCACGGCCTCTTTCATATTGCCGCGCATTTTTTCTAGCTCGGAATAAGACTTGGCAAGGTTTTCGTAGGATGCGTTTCCGTCTACCCAAAACTTTTCGGGCAACCATTCTGGGCGCTCAATAGTTGCAGGGGTTTCTACAGATTCAGTTGCTTCTGTATTTTCAGTTTGTTCTTCCATCACTTCTGTCCCATTCTCATGCGCTCCTCAATGATACCGACAAGGTAGCGCATTCCTTCTCGGTGCCGCAGTTCCCCATCACTAATGTTTGGGCCTGCTACATACTCAATAGTTATGGATCGCAGGTAATCTAAAACCCGCTTACCAGCCCGTGATCGAAACAAGGCTGAGATGATTTGATTAAGTTCTTCGTCTTCCTTAGAGCTTCGGTTAATTCCGTCAGCCCCCAAGACCCGATGCGTCGATTCCATTTTGTCCCGCTTGTCCCATCTGTGATATGTTTTGTGCAAGTTCAGCCCGTTCCGCTTCATTGCGGACAAGGCTGTCTGGCACTCCAAATTTAGCAGCTAAGTACTTTGTAGCCTCATCGCCCTTAACAAACAAGTTTACCATTTGTGGGCCAAATCGTCCTTGTATTAGTTCGAGGAAACGATTGATTGAAGTAATGTCTTCATACGCCTGCGCTTGAGCCAATGGGCTAGTCGAGCGCACCTGAACCTCACGACCATTAATAGTCGGGATCTCAATGCGTCCTTGCTTCTTTAAAATATAAAGAACACGCCGCAAAATAGGGTTGATAAACTCTGCCTGCAAACGTCCGAAAGCAGAACCAATTTGCCGTGACAAGTCTGCCATGCGCTGCGCAACTTCAGTAGCAGACATTGGCGTAGTATTCGGATTGCCAAGCATTTCATTGTACAAAGCTTTGCGAATGTTCATCCGCATATCTGATAACACAAGCTGAGCAACATCAAAGCTACCAGCAGAGCCGACAGGACGAATGCCAGAACTGCCCGGAGCCACGGGAATAATTGTCCCGGGAATCAAGCGAATGTTTGACGGGTTTATAATTCCATCGTCTTCAGCGGTATAGATCCCAGAGATTGACATCTGAGCATTCTCTAAAATCATTTGCACTACAAGGTTGGTAGTTTTTACCGCAGGCATAGCATTAAGCAGCGGCCCACGACCCCATACTTCGCCTGCCGACTTAGACCAACGAAACGCAACATATGGGCTAGAACCCGTGCCACGATAAGTTTCTTCTACCAGCATTTCATTGTATTCGGGGATTACAACGCAAAACTTATTGACTTCGTTTACAGTGGATGACCAATCACGATACACATTTTCTACAATCGTAACGTGTCGATCTGTGCCGGACGCGAGTTCACGCGCAAGTTCTATTGGCAACTTGGCATTGGGATAAGCGACTTTAATATTCGAAGCTTTGATAGAACGCTCACGGAATATCGAGTCCAACTTGTCATCTGGCCCAGTATCAAGATACAATTGTGGCAGTGGTACTGCCGTAAACATTACAGGATTAAGCGCGTCACCCTCGTCAACACGCATACAAGCAGTGCCAAGAGCAATATCAATTAGTGATTCGTTTGCTTCTTGCGCGAAGTTACTGTTCTGAATGATCTCAAAAACGTATTCAGTAACGTCCTCTAAAGCTTTATTAACTTCTGAACGCTCTTCTTCTGGGATCTCTGAGCCTGCAATAAGTTCAGCCCACCGCGCATAATTAGGAATAAGACCAGATTGCAGGCGTGATGCAAACTCCTGCACACCCACAATTGCAGTCTCATCAAAAATTTTATCTGTTCGAGACTGTCCAGCAGCTTGCGCATAAAAGCTTTCGCGGCTTGGTAGTGCGTATTCATAGCACTCCTCGTACTCTGAAACCCAAGGCTCTCGTAAAGTCTTGGCACGTTGAAAACGAGCCAGTACTCGCTCCGCACTTGTAGCGTTAGAAGAAACGCTAATCGCTGGCTGTTGTACAACAGGCATCTATAATTATCCCATCAAACTGCGAGAAACAAAACCCTGTCCGCCTTTGCGACCAGAAAGTAAAGAGCGGAAACCAAACCGACCAGTAGATTTAGCAATCGCTTCTTGCATACGACGATCTTTCGATTCGGCCTTTACAGTAGCCAATTCGGTTCGCATAGCTTCGCGCTGCTGTTTTAATTCAGCTTCAGCCTGCATTTCTTCGGCAGATGCAGCAGGCATCTTTGGTTTCTTAAAGCACATAAGATATAGCTCCCATGTCAACTCAATGAATCGACTGCACCTAGATAAGCAATGGACTAAAAAGTTGAGCGGCGCAATCTATTTGGTTTTTTGAATAGATCGAAAATAGCGCGACCATTTACGGGGCGTGTATCAGTTCGACCTGTGGTTAATGCACGGCCTTCA